CCCCGTGCCTGCCTGCCCATCTGCTCAATGAACTGCTGTGACGCATCATTCGCCGCCTTCTGCGATTTCAGCGAAGATTTATCTGTACCGCCGAACAACGTCTTGACGAGACTGCTCATAACCTTTCCTCAATCTGTTCACGGGTCGCGCCCAATATCCACATATCAACCAACCCGCCTTTTGAATAACTTTCAGCCAATTTACCTTCAACCTCAAACCCAAACTGTTCGGCAAAAGCCCTCACATTCGGGTAAATCACCGGAACCTCTGCTATCACCTTGCAGGCCCGTGTGTTGTCCAGCAACCAGCGCAACGCCATCTGTCCGGTCTGTTTGCTGTAATCCTTGCGATACTCCGGCAGCACATTCGCATGGATTTCCACCATCACAGAATTGCGTTGACGCACCTGATATATCGCTATCAACTCGTCCAGATACAGGCATAACCAACAGTCGCCCTCCATGTCGGGTTCAAACTCATCGAACCCATCTTCTGCAACCGTTTCATACATCTCTGGTCGCATTAAAAACTCACGCACAACTTTGGCATCGTGGCAGCGTTCTATCCTCATACGACCACCCATCCCATTGAACGATCACCGCCAATTTCAGGCAGCATCTTGCGATACGTTACCGGAACAGCAGGAACGGTATCGTCTATGTATAACGAATACTGCGGTGCTTCTATCGCGCCTTCAGGGCTGCCGGTGCGCACAATCGGCACAACATTAGACAAGCGTTGCGTCCACTCCCTGAACACCTGATCCATCGTGCCATCATCCAGCACAATCGGTTGTCCAACATTCAGTTTTGGCTGTTCCTGGCTCATGCTGCTATATCCGCTGTCAACTGGATGATGACGGGTTTCACCGGATCGCTTAAAGTAAACCGGAATGTCTCAAACCGCTTGGCACGACCGTTCCTGCGCCAGATAGTGCGGTGTCCAAAATCACCCCGCTTGCCAATCCTGCGTGAACGCGCAAACTTGTACGTCTTGCCATCGAGACTTCTGTCCATCAGCACAACGGGGTCATTGGCGGCATCGTTGCCAACGCCCGCCTCCATCGTCAGTTCGATTTCCGGTACGCTGAATGACTCCATGTTGTTCTGGAACGGCTGTGTTGCAGCCACGCGGATAATGTCGCGCCCATATTCGGTGTAGGTGTCAAGGTCAAGTTCACCAATACGCCCATCCTCGGAATCACCGACCAAAATACGGTTATACGCCTGCACCGCAGAATTGGCCCTGTCGCGCTGCGTCTGCACAACACCCTGAGTGGTTACGACATTGGATTTCCTTTCGTGCCACCGCTGCGTAATGGTGTCATAGACCAGCGTGGTTTCCGATAGCGCAAAGCCGACAAAGTACGCACCCTTTTGTGCATACGACCATGCAAAGGCGCTGGATATATCGGTTTCATCCTGCAGGATGGAATCAATCGCGGTGGTTGAAATCTTCTCTACCGTGTTGCCGCTCAATTCCCAAATCGCCGGAGACTCGTTCTTGCCCGAGCCGATGAACATGAATGTCTTGTTGCCCTTGATCGCGCTAAAGGCGGCAGCAATGCCCTTTTCAATAAACAGTCCCGTGCGCTTGAACGGATAATCAGCACCGCCGATGTTCTGAAATGCCTCAAGGGTTTCAGAACCCCCGATAAACAATTGATTGTTAAACACAATAGGAGCGACAATATCATCGGGGTCTGCCTCGGCAGTGCCGAAATCCAATGCGTTATAGGACGTTCCATCGTTCAGCGCAGACACGATATGCTTCTTTGAATCCGTGGTGAACAGGAAATAGCCGTCAATGAATACTACGTGCTGCGGATTACCATTGGCGCGGAAATCAACATCCGTAATTACCACCAGTGAATCAGGAGATTCGGTAAAGATATAACCCTTGCCGCCCGGAACCTGGATGCACAACTGCGTCCCGTTATCTGCCATCGACACGCGGCCTGTGCCTTCAATGGTTCCGCAATCGGTCAGCGTGAAGGTTTCAAGTGCGCCGGATACCGTCCGGTTCTGCCGGTAGAGTTTATTGCCGTTGACAAAATACGGCGTTCCGTCCAGAACGTGTGCACCACGGTTCGCCTGCCGTGTACCGGGGTCGGCGTTTAGCTGCACCTTACCCGGCGTGCCGAACAGGTTTTCCTGGTTCAATGCTGCCGCCTGCGGAATGTTGACATACCAATTGGTGCACTCCTGCGCCGATAGCGGCAGGCTGTCGCTTTCGTAAAAGCCGTTGGCTATTGGCAGCGGAGTGCGCGTCATAATGTCGCCCTTAAAGTTGCTGCCAATACGTTAATGTTGTTGGTACTGGTCGTGTTCAGCAAATAAACTTCGATGTAATCATCTTCGTCCATCTCAACCTGCCATATAACAACAATCTGATCCATCTGTCCGTAGATTGATGTTATATAACTGCGCGAATTGGCAATCTCTGAGCCATTTTTGGCAATGGACGCGCCGATAACATCGCTTGCTCCTGCTGGAGATAATGACAGGGTTGCTGTCACATTCAATGTTGCCGTATCTTCACCATCGTAGGTCAATCGACCCCCTGATGTTCCCGTCATGTTTTCTTCTTGGTCAATCGACCATATTCCATTCATTAAAACAGGAACAAATACGCTGTCAATGGTCGTAACATAAACGCCCTTCATGCTCAATAAGCCATAGGTGTCAATGACCATATCTTCCTCGTCAGGATAAAATGGTGCGCCAGAGGTCAACGCGCCGGAATCCTCGTTGCCGGAACCAACAGGCAATGTGTAAGGGTAGGATGCTTCCGACAGGTCTGATGCCAGTTTCCGCATGACATCCTCGCCACGCGCCGCCGCCATTTCCAGCCCCTTCGATACTGGTTTGTTATAGTCAGGCGCAAGCAGGATGGCAAGGTTCGCCTTGATGCCCATTAGAGCGCCAGATGGAACCGTGACCTTATCGCTCAAATTGCCAACAAGTGTGTAGCCCAATCGGATGCCATCGGCATCGTAGGCAAGCATCATCTCGTTCAGGTCATTGATGGCATCTTGATACTCATCAGGTTCCAAATCAGCTTCGGAACCTTGTACTAGGATGCGCTGCAATGCGCCCTTGATTACTTCCTGCGCGGTTGCCATCGTTTACTTCTTCTTTCTGGTTGTTTTCTTTTTGGAAACCTTCTTTTTCGCTACCTTTTTCTTCGGTTCCACAAGGGCTTCCTCGGATGCCTTCAATGTTGCCAACGCTTCTTCATCGGAAACAACCGGTTCATCAACAAATGGCTTCCAGCCAAGTGTCTCAACATATTCAATTGAACGTTCATGGATGTCTAGAACCATGCCGTTAGGTTTTACATATTTCATATCATTCTCCAATAGCAAACCCGCCCCGAAGGGCGGGTCGCTGGTTGCTGGTTACGTTCCGTAACCGTGTCCTGCAAAGAACGGATTAAGCGTGGCATACGCCGGGCGAATATCGAATCGAACCGTCTGGATATTCTTGTCACCGTCTGCGTACTTGCTGACGCGCATCTGCACACCATCTTCCGTGGTTGCAAGCGTATCAGTGGAGTACAGCTTCTTCATCGGGACGAAGCCCATTGAGAACGCCTGCTTGTGCCAGAACAGATTGGGCTGGTAGGTCGTGGATGCCGCACCCAAAAGCGTTACAACATCGGTTGCAACAGGGGCAGAGTCTACGGTGTTATACGCACCGCCCGATTCGTAGATGGCTGGCCCGGCAATGGTAATATCGCCTTCGCCAGAACCGTCAAGCGTAACCGCAGTCGTGACAACGCCCGTAAAGAGCTTCTTGTTGCCAGCCTCGTCCAGAATAACCTCGCGGGTATTCTTGTTGAGGTGATAACGACCTGCAATCTGCAAGATGTCACCCGCACGAACCTGCAAGTTGGCCTGGAAACCCGTCACGCTAATGGTCTGCGTCATGGTGTCCTTGGCTGTCGCGTAGGTTACATCAATACCACCGGTATCAATTGCGCCTACACGGTCAGCGCCACTATGCGTGGTATAACTCGGCAGCGTGGTTGCGCTCATCACGCGCATACCGGCAAAGTCATCCGAGAGGATTGCTTTACGGTGCGCTTCTGAAACCAAGTCACCGGCTGAACCGCCTGCACCCAATGAACGCTGTGCGGCTGCAAGGGCAACCTCGGTGTACGGATTAACTGCGTAGCACCACATATCATCCTGCGGTACACCATGAGATTTCATCACGGCGCTGGCTTCGGCAACGTCTGACCAAGCATCTGCGCCTGTGCCAATCGTACCTGCATACAGGCCGGAGTTCTTCATCATGTAGGATGCAAAGTCCAGTTCAAGGTCGGTCACGATACGGGTTGCCATTGGAGCAAGCAACTGGTCGATCTGATCCATCTTGATCGCTTCATCTGCCTCGGTGAAGTCCACCCAGGTTGTGAAGTAGTTTTGCACCGTACCGGTTGCCTTACCCGTGGTGATATCATCGGGGCTTGAGCCGGAAATGTCACCGGCAGAGGTTCGGGTGGTGGTGTAGTCAACCGGACGCTTGAAGTCTACATACGCGCCGGATGATGGGTTGAATTTGCCCGAAAGCAATTGTGTGTTAACGTTCTTCGACAATACCCTTGCCGACTCAAACTTCTCAAGAAATACGCGAGCCAGTTTACGAGTAATGTTGGAATCAAATGAATTAGCCATGATTGGCCTCCTTCCAAATTAAAATTGACAATATCCCTATCACATAAGGGGCATTGTTACTCGTTTCGGAAGGCTACTCCGATTGCCACTGGATGCGGCTTTCGCCTAGTTTGCCGACAGTTGTAGGATGTCGTCACCTTTATGGGGCCAATGATAATACCATCGGCCCCATTAATCAAATGTTTACTGCACAGTGTTATTCAAATTTCGCACCCTTCGGGCCACGTTGAGCGGGTGGTGCACCACCACCATCAAGCGAATCCGGCGGTGTTGGCGCTTTGGTTGTCTGCACTTTCAGTTTCGGCGTAATCTCGGTGGCAATCTTGACTACCGCAGACATTGGATCAAGCTGATGTAGCGCCTGAATTTCGATGGGGTTTTTAGCCAAGTGCATCGTAATCATCGGCCCTTGTTCGTGGTTCAGGATAAACTGTGCTACCGCATCGTTAATGCCGTAGGTCTGTACAGTGTTGGCGGCAGTCTGTAATTCGGATGGGTCAATCTTGAACTGGTTAGCGCGTTCCGTGTAAGTGGTTAGCGTTTTCAGCAGCCCCTCCTGCGCTTGGCGTAGTTGCTCTCTCTCCTGCTCTGCAAGTTGCTGCTGCGTAATGCGCTGGTTGGCGTCCCATTCTGCCGCCTTGCGGATAACATCGTCACGCTCAAGTACCTTCTGCTCGTAGTTATCGTCCAGCGGGT